GAACAACATGGCGGTTGATGCCCGTCTTGCTCAGGTAGACCCGCTTGACCCTAACTTTAAGACTACTCCTGAAAACGTAGCTGCTTATAACAAACTACGTCGTGAGTTCTTATCTCTACCAGCAGACCTGCAAACTACTTACCGTGAGATCCGTCAGTCCTATACCGATGCGATTGATAAGTACGAAGAGCTTTTATTGTCCGCAGCTTCTCCATCATTGCAGAAGAAACTTAAGGCTGAGTTTGAAGCACGTAAACGTCTTGTAGCGTATGTTCCTTTCCTACGCCGTGGCGATTACTGGATTGAATATGCTGACCCTGATACTGGTGAGCGTACCGTACAGGCTTTTGAATCTGACCGTGAACGTGATGCGTTTATTGCCAAAGACTTGCCACAAGGTACACAGGTTCGTAAGTACAAGAACCTCCAAGACATTCGCTTTATCCCTAGCAACGTGCCACCTACCACCTTTATTGGTCGTGTAATCCGTGAGTTGCAGGCTGAGGGCGCATCCCAAGAGATGCTCAATAGCGTCTACCAGTCTTATTTAGCTTTGATGCCAGCTGAGTCTATCTCTAAGCGCTTTATGAAGTCTGATGACGTGCTGGGTATGGAGCGTGATATTGTCCGTGGCTTTGGCGACACCATGATTAAGTGGGCTCGCAAGTTAGCTGACTCTGAGTTTGCTCCTAAGATTGACCAGTCTATTAACGCTATCCAAGGCGAGGCTCGTGCTAACGGCAACACTGATGTGATTGCTGCCGCAGAAAATATTACTAGCCAGTCTGAGTTCTTCCACAATCCTACCTACGGCAAAGTAGTTAGCGGCGCAACAGCGTTCAGTTATTTTGAGTATATCGCTGGAAATATCTCGTCTGCCCTTATCAACTTAACCTCCTTGCCAATGTTCTCATGGCCTGTGTTGGGCGCTAAGTTTGGCTTTGATAAAGCTTCTAGCGCAATGATGGCTGCAAGTAAGGTTGTTACTAACGGCATGGAGAAAGACCCACGCTATAAGAACTTGTACAAGATGCTCAAAGAACATGGTCAGTTAGAGCACACAATGGCACGTGAAGTTCTTGAAGCCCGCCGTATGACAACTGGGGATTACTTAGGAATTAAGGCTCGTATTATGGATGCCTTGTCCTATCCGTTCTCCGCTACAGAACGCTATAACCGTGGTGTTACTGCCGTAGCCGCTTATGACTTGGCACGTGGAATGGGTATGAATGAAGACGCAGCAATGCGTTACGCTTTAAATACCGTCAAGGACATCAATACATCAGGTATGGCGGTAACTGCGCCTAAATACATGCAGCACCCGATTGGTCGTGTGTTCTTCACATTTAAGTCTTTCGCTTGGAACAGTGCGTTTATCGTAGCTCGTTCATTCCATCAGGCATTTAAGTCTGAAAGTCCAGAGGTTCGCCGTGTTGCACGTCGTCAGCTTATTGGTATGTACGGCATGGCTGGTGCCTTTGCTGGTGTTAAGGGCTTACCTTTCTTTGGCTTGGCAGAGACCATTGCACAGATGATTAATGCTCTGTTTGGTGATGACGATGAGCCATATAACTTTGACGAAGATATGCGTGAGTTCTTTGGTGAGCTCCTGTACAAGGGTCCTACAAACTTCTTTACCAATCTCGAGATAGCTAACCGTACTGGTGTAGCCCAAGACCTAGTATTCCGTGATGACCCACGCAGTATTGCTGAGCACGGTTATGTTCTGTCTGCTATGCGTAATGCTTTTGGCCCTGCTGGTTCCTATGCAGTAAATGCTGAAAACGCTATTAAGATGATGGGTGAAGGGCATACTGAGCGTGCTGTTGAGGCGCTGGTACCTAGCTGGATGCGTAATGGCATGAAGGGTATGCGTTACATGAGTGAGGGTGCTTTGACCCTGAAAGGCGACCCAGTAGAAGAAGATATTGGTGCCTATAACTCTATGATGCAGATGATTGGTTTCTCCCCAGCTTCCTTGTCTTCTACATACGAAAGAACTTCTGCCGCTAAGGGTTACGAGAAAGCAGTAGCTGACCGCAAGCAAAAGCTGTTGAACAAATACGCTATGGCGCAACACGCTGGCGATACCGAGTTAATGGCTGATGTACGTGAAGATATTGCAAACTTTAACTCTAAGCATGCTGGCAATCAGATTACTAGCACCACACTGCTTAAGTCTAAGAAAGCTCGGGAAGCCGCAGAGAAGAACATGATTAACGGAGTTACCTTCAATAAAAAGATGAAGGGTGAGATCCAAGAGAAGTTCTTTAGTGATGAAGACTAAAAAATAGCCCCCGCCTAAGCAGGGGCCTAAAGCTTCTCGGTGTTAGGAGAAGAGTGCGGGGCCAGTATATCATCAACCCTCCACACTCGTAAACCGTACTTGCCTTTCTCTACAACTTGTTTACATAGTACAGTGACTCCAATACGCTTGGCTTCGGTCTGCACAAAGCGCTGAGTAAGCCGCCTGTCTATACAAGGTATGAAGAAGGAAGTACCTACCTTAAACTTATCCCATTGAATCAGAATCGGTAGATTCAGTATCGTTAGCATTTAGAAGTACGTTCTCGTTAAAAAATTCTAGTTTTGTTGAATCAAACCAAAGAGCATTTACTGCCGCTTGGGTGTTAGCAATCGTGCCAGCAGTCATACGTTTCTTCTTAGTTCCTAGCAGTGCACCGCTCTTGCGATACGGCAATAAGGATTCTTCAAAGTTAGACTGGTTCTTGGAGCAATCATCACGGAAGCTCTTAACCACGACGTAGATAATCTTGGTGTCAGGCTCGTAGCGAATAGTCAAAGCACCTTTAGGTTCACGAATCGGACCATGCTCTAACCCTGTACGTCCATCACGGTTGCCGTTAATAACCAGCGTTTCATGGAAGTGACGTTGTAAGAAGCCACCCAAATAGTCATCGCTATCAAACATGTATTCACGATTGCGTAGACGGGTCTCTTTAATCAGGTCGATTGCGTAATTAAATACTGGTTTAACTGCAATGTCGTGCAGACCTAGAGTCTTGGCAATCGTACCGCCTGTAATAGCAATCGTAGCCATAGCAGACCAATACCGCTCAGTGCTCTTGATCTCGCCGTGGGTATCTACACGCTGTTGAATCTCTTGCATCTTGGCAATAACCATAGGCAGTTGCCCTACTAAGGCTTGAGCATACGGCTCAATAGCATGCCCGTAGTTATTCATTAATCTACCAAAGTGTGCCTTAGACCAAGTTGGGTCATCGTATGGGTCAGGCTTGATATGTGGTTCCAGGACACGCATTAACTCGCCTTCTGGAAAGCTCTTTATAGATAGCAGTGAATCGGTTACGGACCTGTTAGATGAACTTACCAAACCCAATGACCACTTAGTATGGTTCATACGTTCGGCATTTTCTTGGGACTTCATACGGTTCTTGCCCTTACCTGACGTTACGTCATATACCTGATTGGACATCTGCTCAGGAGGCATATTAGTAATCTCATCAAGCGTAGCGCACAAGTTTTGCATGGTGCCTAGACGTTGCATACGGAAGTTGTATGTGTCTTTAGGGGACATTAGAAGTTCTTTAGGGCGTCCATAAATCGAATTGATAGAGTGCAACACAGTTGTCTTACCGCTTCCAGACTCACGGCTAAGTAGATTAAGGAGGAACCCATCAAGATTAGTAAAGCGCATAAGCAGAGAACCAAAACCCATAAAGAAGCCAAAAGCCCTTCCTTCCATGCCTTCCCGTCCGTAAGCATTGATAACGTCTTTCCAAACATGAAAGTCTCCTTTAGGTTGCATCAATGGGATTATCGGTAGTGTTGGCGCAGAGGGCGGACTATATACCGTCCCAGTAGCACGTATTTCTCTGTCGCCTACGAGGATAGCGCTGTCGTCATCTAGCCAGCCAAATTGCTTGTGTGATTTCTCTGCCTTAGACACGGCTTGTAGTTCCTCCACCCATCTTGTTACATAACTCATTAGAGCGTCCTGTTTTTTACCTATTACTGTTACACCGTGGGATGCCACAGTGCCCATGAATTTTTCTTTAGACAACACATCACGCAAGGTCATGATGAACTCACGTACACCGTCTTGTGGTAGGTGCAGTCTTAATAAAAGTGTTTCCCCATGGTCGGGGTCATTCATACGCTTCACTACATAGAAGTCATATGGGTAAAGCAATTCTTCGTAATCTTCGTCTTCTTTATTCTTGGCACGTAGATAGATACCCCCGCCTTTGCCACGGAAGAACGGATGTGGGTATTTTGGAATCGTATAAGTTCTAAGTTCCTTAGTCTCAGGAACAATATCCATTACTTCTTCAGGCTCTTCGGCTTCTACAATTTCTTTACCCAGTTGAATTGGGGAAGTAATCTTGTGCGTGCAACCTTCACAACCAGAAGGATTTAGCTTCTTAAAGGTTTCACAAGTGTATGGGCCTTTGGTCTCGTTGGCTTTCCTATCAGTTTCTTGTGCTGAATACTCAGGATGATTCTTAGAAAGCATGTGAATGGCTTTATCCCTATCCACACATTGCTGGGCAATACTTAGCCCTGCTCGCCAAAGAGGTTCTTCTATTGTGTCTTGGTTCTCGTAGATGTGCAATAGCTGACTGCAACCTTTCTCAGCCTTGAGCATTATGGTTCTGAACCTAGACTGACTGCTACCCATCAAAGCTAAAGTCATTGCATCCATAGGGCGACGGAACTCAGACTTTTCTAAAGCCTTGAGAACATCCTCCGTAGGGGCAAGAAGCGTCTTAATAGAATCTACTGGTACAACTGGTGAAACCATCAAGATTTCTACTGGCAGTGGGTTCAGTATGTCCTTGAGGTGCATAGTATCAGGCACACGTAGAATCCTAGCCGCATCGGTAGTTACTGCTGGGTCAGCCTTAAAGTCATGGTCAACGCATAGTTTCTTCAACTGCTCGGCGTAGGGCTTCCATTCAACTCTAGGGATTTCAGCGTCTAGAATCCAATATACGTGGGCGCCACGACCTGATTTTATAATGGTTGGCTTAGGTAGATTGGTTGCCTTACAGAAGCTTCTAAGCGCTTGCAAACCGCTATCTACATCAGCGTATGGCTTACCTTCACCGCAGTCCACGTCAAGAAAGAAAGACTTTAGGGCTACCGCATTGGTGGCATAGCGACCTTGATCTGCAGAGGCAAACTTAGCCAATGCAAAGAAGGAGTTAAAGTTATCGCTTACTAACTTATCTGATTCCGCACTGAGTTCCTCAATGCTTGCTACGAATTTTTGCTTTATGTCGCCTTGGGCATCGTTAGCCCAACTGCAATAGCACTCCCCTGTTTGTAGGGGTGGTAATACCAAAGATAGAAACTCTGTCCTTGAAAGCATAGCCGTCCTAAAAGCCGTCGTTGTTATAAAAAGGAATGGGCAGGAGTGCGACGGCGTACACTCTTTTCGGTAGCTAACCTAGCCCCCCTCATAAGCTTCACTTCAATCTTGCAATCAGTTTTTGCATCTTCTCGGTGTGTTTTCCTGAGACTCTTGTATCTCCACGAAACCATGAATATACAGTCATTCGACTTACCTTAAAGAAGTCTGCAACGTCAGTTACGGGTATGTCCTTATTAATACAAACCCTACCTAACTGGACTCCTAGTAATTCGGAGTCCGCCGCTTTATTCTGATCTGCTAGAAGGATGGAATATCCTTTCGCCATTACTCTTCATCCCAATCCGATAGGATTTTGGACAAGTCTTTCTTGGCGGCTGGTGCTTCCTCTTTCTTTGCCGTACGCTTAGTAGGTTCTTCAACTACCTCGGCTACCTCTACGGCAACTTCGGCTACTTCGACTTTGGCTTTAGATTCAAGTTTAGGTGGTTGCTTAGCTTTATCTACTTCTGCAACACTCATTGTAATCGCAGAGATAGCGGCTGGGGATTTCCCTTGCTCGATAGCAAGCTCATGCTCGTTCTCGTCCAATACACGCACTGGCTTGAATGTAATCTTAGGTGTAGCGGCTTCTGTATCAAAGCGCATTTCAGTAACTACCGCAGTGATAGGAACACCCTTACTACCAATCATCTTCGCATATGTCTGCAAAGGCCATTTTCCTGGCTCGCCTGTACCGAAGATAGAAGAAGCTGGCAATGTTAATTGCATTACTTCACCACCGATGTCGTTTGCTAATGCAACTGCAAGACGTTGGCTATAACGGCAAGCACGGCTGTCGCCTTGACCTGAACCTTTTTGGTTCTGTGGGCAATCTACGCAACGCTTAGACTGTGGGTTCTCAGATTTAGGACTAGGTACTTCGCCATCTGCAGACCAGCAATCAGGTGCAGTGATCTCGCCCTCTACGAAAGACTTAGCATAGAAGGTACGGGATACCTTTGGAGAAGCGGCAACAATAACTACGTTCATTGCACGTTCTTCGTTCTTTGCTACTTCTTTACCGTTAACCATCATGCGCCATACACCGCCTTTGATGGAAATACGCTTTAAGCCTGTGCTACCACTACCACCCATCAGGGCTTTCGTTGTGTCATCAAGCTCAGTAGTCTTTAAATAGCTAGGTAGACCAGTACCCAATACAGATAATTCATTACTCATTTGCACTACTCCTTAACGTTTAGTTATAACAATCGTTTGGTTTTGATCCGCATTTAGCCCTGGCGGATGCAAATCAGGGTTCTCCTCTAAAAACTGTTCCATGTTGCTGTTGTGGATTCGCTGTTGTAGCAACGCAAAAGCATCATGGTCTTTCACAAATTGATAGAACGAATGCCAGTCACTAGACCAATACTTTTTAGTAACTCGGCGGGAGATTGTGCCATGCTCAGTACGCATGGTGAACGTGCCTTGTTCTTTGCACAGTTCAAGAATTTCTTTAGCTACTAAGTCTTGTTGTTCTTGAAGTTCTTGTACTTGCTTCTCCAACTCCAAACGCTTAGCACGAATTTTGACGTATATCTTAGCGAGCCTATCGGCATTTATATCACTCATTTGCACTCTTCCTTTTTATTTATAACTACTATATTAATACACTTCTTTACTTTGTCAAGTACCTTCCACAATATTTTTATAGAGATCAATTAACCTAGTATGTATGTCGACTTTTTCTGACAACATTTTGTAGATTCTTTTTTCTACTGGACTGCCCTGTATGTGAACTACGGTGCAAGGATTGCGTTGTCCAGCTCTATGCACACGTGCGTTCGCCTGTAAATATGTTTCTATGGATGTAATCGGACCCCACCAGACCACCACGTTTGCCGCATGTAATGTAACTCCATGAGCGGCGGCTTGCGGTTGTATTACAAGGACTTGCGGGTTTTCTTCTGTTTGGAACTTATTAAATATTTCAGTGCGTTTATTAGCGGTAATACCACCATGGATTGTTTCGCAGGGAATACCTTGTGCCTTAAGTTCTTCTGCAATGATTTCGATTGCATGCCTAAACGGTGCAAACACAATTACTTTATGACTTGCTTCCGCAATAACTTCTAGCAGTGCGGTCATACGACTCTTAGCATCGAACGATACAACTTCTCCACTATCCGAATAGACTGCGCCACATGAAAGCTGAAGTAGTTTGTTTAAGTTTGCCGCCGCATTTACTGTCGTAATCTCTTCACCTGCCGCTACTGTCAACATGTTTTTACGTAAGCTCTCGTAATACTTTAGCTGTTGTGGAGTAAGCGGTACTTCCCTAGTGGTATACGTCATATCAGGCAAATCTAAACACTCTTCTTTGGTAAAGCGAATAGCAGGTTGCAACGCTTCATGCACGACTGTTTCAGAATTGTTTTTAGGTATCCATTTGAAAGTCGTAATCTTTTGCATTACCAAATCACGGAACGCACCATAAAACTTAGGGATACCTGATGGGTTAATAATCTTAGCCAAGCCATACGCATCGGTTGGAGATTGTGAAGCTGGTGTACCAGTAAGCATCCATACCCACATAGTAGGTTTAATCACAGAGTTAAGGGTCTTCCAACGCTTAGTACCTACGTTCTTGTATGCGTTTGCCTCGTCAATAACAATCAAATCAAACTGATCTACGCAGTCCTTGATAATTTCCAAGCCATCAAAGTTACAGATAACAAACTCAGCCCTGCTATTAGCCGCCTCAATGCGTTTCTCTTTGGAGTAACTATGTGCTATGGCGCATGTCCTGTGCATGGCAAATCTAAATAGATCGTTCTCCCATGCCGCTTGCATGATGGATAGTGGGCACAGTACCAAGACACGCTTAATCGCACCAATATTCATTAGGTAATCAGCCGCCCAAATCACCGAAGAAGTCTTACCAGTACCTTGCTCGTTAAAGCAGAAAGCACGGCGGTGCATTGTTAGGAATGACGCAGTAACACGTTGATGTGCAAACGGTCTGTATAGTCCAGGCCAGTCGTAGTGTGCTTCGATGGGGGACGGCACATTTTTAATGCGCAAGTTTTTAAGAACCTGAGCTTCTTCCAGTCCCCACTTCACAAGCACCTCACCCGAATCCAGTATTTTGGATTTAGGGATAACAGTGGTGATACGTTGTGGCTCCCGCACCTTCAAGAGGAGAGCCTTGTTTTCTATAATTTGCACTCTTTTTCCAATAGCTCATAGACCAAAACCGAAGTTTTGAATCGTTGTTTTTATTTTACAGCTACGTACTACTGTGTCAACTCTTTTTGCGTTCCCGCTTGCTGACTTCTGATACCAAATTACCCTTAGAATCACGCTTAAATGAGCGGTTCGCAGACTTACTTTGCACAGTAACTCCGTCTTTATTTGAACCACCCTTATCAAGAGCCTTCTTATGTGCTACGTCCTTGCCATCGCCCTTGTGAACCTTGCCTTCTTTTAGCAACTTGTAGCGAGCACGGTTACGTGCCATACGGTTTTTAACTTGCTCAGGAGTATCTTCATACTCGGCGGCTTGCTTGTACTTTCTGTCGGCTTTGTTCTTGTAAGGCATTATCTGTAACTCCCTTTTCCATTGTGGATGCAGTCTTTAACTATGCACCACGCTTTACAACTAAAGTTAGGCTTGGGATTCCATACATCTAACTCGTAGGCTTGCTCTAAACGGTGCGTATCTTCCAGCCATTTTACCCACGTTTTCTCATGTTCGGAACGCTCATAACGGGTCTTTATAAAGTCCCCTGCCACCACAAATAGCAACCCAGCCTTGATCGTATTGACCTCTGGAAAGTGCTTAAATATGGCTAAAGCAAGCAAATCTAACTGCTTTGTATCCGCATACTTGGAACTCTTACCAGTCTTGTAGTCCAGCAGAGTAGCCTTATTCCCATCAATAGCTAGGAAGTCAGGGATGCCACGCCACCAAACATCTTGTGCGAAGAACTCACAAGGCTCCAGGGCCCTGGTCAGTCCTAAGCGATACTCACAAAGATGTTTACCTGTGATCTTACGTACTGGCTCAAGTAGCTCACGCATAAAGCTAAACTTCTCAGGCACGGGTGTGCCATCCCTAATAAACTCCTCAGCCGCAAGGTGGACTTCCTTACCGTACCGCATGGCTTCGGATTCAGGTTCTTTGCAATCCTTAGCTACACGCAGTCGGTAATACTTATGAGGGCACTGCTTAAAGAGGTCTAGGCTAGAGTAAGACCAAGAGTATTCAATCATTTTCGCCTATCTCTCTTAGCCTTTTACGTAAACGTTGGCACTCAGCATGTAAGGTACGGACTTGTTCTCTTAGCATTTGCTCTATGTCTTCTTTGTCTTGTAGCCGCACCATACCCATAAAAGGAATTGGCTCGATTTCAACCGCTACGTTTACTACGGCATCTTCGTATCCAATATGTGCTGGGGCTTCTTCCAACATCTTTTTATATGCTTCTTCTTTGTCTTGTGTGGTAAATGTTGTCATGATCCGCTCGGTAGTTGTCCGCTAAAGTTATACGCACCACAATGAACTAGTTGTGCCCATGGAGCCGCCCAAACTGTAAAGCCAGCTTCTCTGGCTATCTTACAGAAGTGATAATCTTCTGACAACAAACGATTACCTGACGTAGCATCAATACTTGTAGCGAAGAACTCATTGATTACTTTTGGTTTGCGTTCTGTGTCCACAGCTAAGAACATATCGTTATTGTAGGTAGGAACCTTACCGATTAAATTCTCAAACACTTTACGTTGAATAAGCATAAAGCCCGTACCGCCATTGGCGATTTGCATCGGCTCGTTTCTTGAACCTTCTGCTGACGGAGCATCACCTACCAAGTTCACTACAAAAGCACCTGTATGTTTACTAAGTTCTTGAGGAGGAACACCAGCGTTAACCGCTTTAGTTACTTGCACCCAATCAATCTCTTTCTTAGGATAGATGCCGCAGATAATGTCCTTGTTGGTGTTAATCATGTGTAAGATGTCTGCTGGGTTAAAACCAATGTCGGCATCAATAAACATCATGTGGGTACATTCGGTAGCCAAGAAGTCATGAGCCAAGCTATTACGGGCACGGGTAATCAATGATTCATTCATCATGTACGCATATTGGAAGGGCACTCTAGCTTGGGTAAACTGAGCCACCATTTGAATCATGCCAAGCGTGTATTGCCCATTACACATACCACCATACATTGGGGTAGCCACGAATAGGTGTGGGGTCTTAGTTTTTATTTCAGTTGCTTGCACTTCTACTGTATCAGTCATTTGCTTCTCCATGGAAAGGTTTTATAAATTTCTTGCATCTTTTTGTTGCCGTCTAAGAACCACTGTATCTGCCCATCTTTACCGCATCGGTAATTAACTGTGTATTTACCAGTTCCAGCAAAAGCAGTTGGGTCTCTAGCTAAAGCTATTGCGTGTTTGTAAATATCTCTGTCGCAGTTATATGTATCTTTGTAGAAAAAAGATTGTAGTTTTAGTAAAAACTCTGTCTTAAAACAGTAGCAGTTCATATCCACAAGACTGGAATTAACGTAGTTTGGGAACACCCCTAGGCTATCACAGTCATCATTGCATATAAAGTTACCGTCTTTATCAACAATCTTGCGTAAGGAATAACACCATTCGAGATCATTATTTTGTACCGCTTCTACCATCATACGTACATGGTTATCTTCAAACCAATTATCTTGGTCTAGAAACAATGTGTAATCGGCATTAACTAAACCAGCTATGCTTGCGTAAATACGATGTCCATAAAAACCCTCTTTGAGTTCACCCCAAAAGTGGTTGTGTGGCATACCAGTATTCTCAGGCAATATGATTATCCGCAGGTGTGGCTGAGCGTTATCTTGCACGATCTTGATAGCCTTCTCTGCATACTGCACACCATCTACTACTACCCAATGCTCCACCCCATCACCCTGACGGGCAACACTTTGGATAGCTTGGGCTAACTCAGGCGCACCAGTTGTAGGAGTAATAACTACTGCTCTCATAGCTTCTGAACCCCATATTGGTAGTTCTTCACAATCGTTTTATATTGACCCTCGAACGCTTTAAGAAAGCCATCAATCCCAATCTTGGTAGGCTCATGCGGGTATTCGTAGTCGTCAAATAGCATGACACCATCTTTCTTTAGCATCCCCCATGCCATGCAAGCATCAGTAAGAGCAACATCGGGAGCGTGGCTACCATCCACATAGATAAAATCAAACATATATTTAAATCCAATCATCTCAGCCAATGCTTTATACGACGGCTCTTTGAATGAAGATACTATTTGCGTAGATTTTCTAGCCTGAGAAGTATTAGTCCAAAATCTAGCTTCTACCGCTTGCATATCAATCGTTGGGTCAAAATCACTCTTAGCATATGGGTCGATGCACACGATACTGCCCTTATCCGATAGCCCATTCTCTAGCATCCAGCAAGTAGCACGTCCCTCAAAAGCACCTATCTCAAGAAACAACTTCTTCTCAGGTATCGCCGCCATACAAGTCTGAAAGTTGTTGATGTTGTTACTAAACCAATCTTGGGTAAAGTTCAAAATAAAGCCTCCTCAAATGTATATACTGGTTTTGGTTTACGGACACATTTAAATGTCCAGCCTGTGCGTAGTGCGCATATAGCTAATGCTTCTTCTTGTCTCCCCACCACACGCATTGTTTCGCCGTCTTCGTTCTTAACGATGTAATTCACTAGTCCTCCAATAAATCTTTAACGTCTATACCACGTTCGGCAAGTATCTTTTTAAACTTCTCAATCGCACGCCTCTCAGTCGTTAGCACAGTATTTGCAGATATAAACATCTTCTCTGCTACGTCTCGTTGGCTAAGCACATACTCTTCTTTTAACTGATTGCGTTTCATTATCATTTGGGTCTGTATCCTTGTCTGTTGCCGTCATTGTCAAAGATGTTTGTAGTTCCGTATTCGTTCTTACGTTCGTAGCCAATCCTCTCGCCAGCGTTGTTATATATGGCATTTGGAGCGTACGGATTTAAGTACGTGTTGTTCCAGTTAAACGGACTGTTATTCCAATCCATAGAGTTGTTTTGCAGGGTCAGTTCGCTATTAGCCCAGCTAAACGGATTAGCTTCCCAGTTTTGCGCCACCGCTTTACGCACTACGAAACATGAAAGTAAGAAGACAACAAGCACTACCGCAAAGTATTGTCTGTTGTTCATGACTTCCTTGTTCGTTTAATCTTGACGATACCTTCTTCAGCTTCGGGTTTTTTATTCCGTGCCTCCATCATTTCGTCAGCGATCGCCCATATATCTTCCGCACTTCTAGATTTATTAGCCATAACTGCCCCTGCTAAGGCAAACATAGCAAACGCATCTCTCAAATCTTCATCGTTCATTAACACTCTCCATATGATTTACCAACACCTGATTCACAACTTAAAGGCAGAGTTTGAGCCCAAGAAGGTCTTGTTTTCATGCACTGCTCTACATACTGTTGGGCTTTCTCAGCCTCTTCTTCGGGTGCTATACACGCTACCGCATCATGCACCGTTAATACTACTGGGTACTTCTTAGCAATCAAAAGCATTTGCTCGGCAATTACACATCTTGCAACTGCCTGACATAAATTCTCTACTACTTTACCACCATAGATTTTAACAATACCTTTACGAGTTTTATATTGGTATTGCGACTTACCCTCAGCATCGTAAACTTTCTCTAAGCCTTCGTATCTTTGCCACAATCCACTAGGCAACAAGAAGCCGCCTTGCATGGGGTCAAACTGAACCGCATTTACTACGCTGAACGGGGCCCCAGACTTTGTAACGATAGCTTCTAAACATCTTTGTGCTTGTTTCCAAAGATCAGGAATCTTGTCGTAAGTGCTTCGATACACTTGGATAATACGTTGGCACTCATCCTCGGGAATATCAACCCCAAAGGTCTTTAACTGGGCTTGGAATTTTTGAGCACCCATGCCGTAACCAGCACCAAGAATCGTAGTCTTACCCACGAAGCGTTCGTCTTTATCAATATCTTCTACTGGCTTGCTATAAATACTTGAAGCCATGATCTTGTAAACGTCTTCACCTTTATCAAATGCTTCTACTAAGTCATCTTGCCCAGCCATCCACGCAACCGTCCTCGCCTCAATCTGAGAGGAGTCGCAGTCAATCATCACATGCCCAGCAGGTGCGCAGATAGCACGTTTTAACTTACCGCCGTTTTGCCCACGACTAGGTAGGTTTTGCAGGTTTATCTTGTCGTCTCCGCCCCACCGTCCTGTGTGAGCCGCATAGTATTTAATCGGCACTGGTAGTTTTCCTCGGCTTGCGATACCCATGAACCTCTCTGTGCGAGTTTCTTCAAGAGTTGTTTTGTTCCCGAGCCTTGCGCTGACAAGGGTTTGGACGACTGGGTTTGGGTGCTCGAGGAGGGCTTTGAACTCTTCATCTGTTTTGGCAAACGCATATGCTTCCTTTCCTGTTCTTGCACTAACCTTTACTGGAGGTTCAACCCCTATCTGCTTTAGCAGTTCCGCAAACTTGTTGTTGCTCATGAGGTCGTCAATACCGACCCCAGCTTCATCCAGCAGTTTGGCTTTGATGTTCTTGACGTTCTCTAAATGCTCAGTCAAAAGCTTGGTATCTAACTCTAGCGTAGGACATATAAACATCTTTAGCGTTGCGTCTATAACCTTCAACTCTTTTGTTGGAAAAACATCTTGGAATATCTCAAACAAGGTTCGGGTCAGAGCCACGTCATTACAGCAATACCGCCCATACGCATCTAGTTCTTGTGGGGTGAAGTCCCCTCTACGTTTGCCCAGCGCATCAAGCACTTCCGTGCCCTTCTCGCCAATCCCATAACGTTCAGCTAATACTTTAAGGCTACCGCCAGCATCTACCCCATGGATAGCCCGAGCCATGCACAGAGTGTCTAGGTATCCTTTAGCTTTAATGCCAAAGTGCCAGTTCAGAATCGCACCATCAAACTGCGTGTTGTGGGCAAGGAGAAGCGAGTTCGCCCAATCGTAGCGTTGTAGGCAACTGCGAACAAAGTCTCGGCTACCGCTATACCATAGAGGCACACCGCCATCTTCTGCAACGGCAACACCAATGACTTCAAAACGGTCATCACGAATATACTCTTCAGTCGTCAGCTTGGTTAAGCTAAATGTCCTGTCGTAGTAGGTTTCAAAGTCTAGAGTAATAATGCTCATGTGTAATTAAATAACTTTCCGAATAATGTTTTGGATTGTTTCTGCTTAACCTTAGCTTGTTCTAACTCCAACTGCGCTTTCATATGCAGTAGTTCATGTAGCTGAGTATCTGTTACTGTTGTTTTGCCTAATGTCAAAGAGTTTGTAGTTAGGGTTGTTGCAGTATTAGCCCATGTTGCGGGGGTCGTGCCAGCCGAAAGCGTAACGCTCGATACGTTGGCATAGGGGTTGAGGGTTAACTGCTCCTCCACCTTTGGGTCGAGAAGTTCCTCCATTACCTTAGCCGTAAACTCCGCTTGGCGAACCTCATCAATCGCCTGTTTAAACGCTTTCAAATCTTCTTCAGGCAAGTTACGTTCGTATCGGTGTATTAAGTTTGTCCACTTACTTTCGGTAGCAAATGGGTTATCTAGGCTCTCAAACTCCTCGGGGTGTGTCTTTAACCGCTCAAGGATGATTTTCATTCCATCGTTCATGTGCCATACCCCTTAGACTTTTTGGTAAGCGTAAAGTTATCTAATGAATACCGCATCCTTTGAGAACCACCGTCAGATTTTCTCCATATGACAACTACTGTGTCATCCTCAACTGTGTAGCAACCTTCGCTTCCGTAGCCCTCGACTGTGTAGTTATATGCACGATGTAAAGTCGAATACGTTTTACCATCAACCTTACATACCTCGTTTGTCAGCACGATCTTGCCCTGTCCTTGATTGGGCATAGTCGCAATCGCTTCAGCGTTGCACACACCAGCAACTAATAACAAACTCCACATTAGGTTTTTCATACGCACCCCACGAATTTATCCAGTTCCTCAAACTTCTTACCCCTGACCAAAACTTTCTTGCGCCCATCGGTAGTGCCTTGCATAGCCAAAATTTTCTTTTCCAAAAGCACATGCAAATACTTATGCGTGGTCGCTTGGCTTGCGTGGGGATTGGTCTCAAGAATATCCATGATAGTTACCTCATCTCCCCCCTTCCCAGCCTCCAAGAATTGGTTAAGAATCAACAAACACATGGGGGAAACCCCAAACTTATACTGAATCTCTTTTAGTTTTGATACATACTTTTCTAGCTTCACTTGCCTCTCCTTAGAGCGTAGTAATTAAATCTGTCTTGTTTATAACGCACGTACACCTTACCTTCTTCCCGCAACAACCCGATGTAATACTTGGCTTGACGCAACTGCAACCGCATTAACCTAGCAACATCTTTAATATTGACGGCATACCGCCGATCCAATATGCGTATCAAACGCAACTTTTTACCTTCACTCGGCTTGGACTTGGTTCGGCTCTTCATCGCATCTCTCAATCAAAGCGGCATATCCGCAGATGTCCACCAATGAATCCCTGTGTGATGGGTCGTTAGCCAACCGAGCAGTTTTAAGTAAGACCATCATCGACGCAACATCTTTAGCGTTGAGTTCTCCTTTATCAGTCTTAGCATCTAGGTATGCGTTCCACATCCTTGCAATAGTTCTAAGGTTCTTGGCTGGATGCCCATAGGTCTTCTCTCTGTCGCCATAGATAATCGTGTTTGCTTCTTTTAATATGCTCATTGAACCTCCTGTGTTTCGTTATTCTTGTAGTAAAAGTCAAACATATCTGAAGCTAGAAAAGTATGTATCAAAACTAAAAGAAATTCAGTATAAGTTTGGGGTTTCCCC